GTTTACCCCACCAAGCATACTTTGATTGTGTGTTGATTACGTTCTTGTAGTAAAGTGTTCCACCGTCATTGCCCTTTGCATCGGATGCAACTGACAAATATGGGAACTTCTCAAGAACTGTCCCTGCAGTTCCTGTGAACATCCCGAGATTATCGACTACGATTACGTGGACTTCATCTTTAGATGCACCCTTAGCAGCAGCATAGGCAGAAGTTCCTGGCGCACCAGAGAAACTCGCTGCATAATCCCATGTGTCGAAACCAGTTGAGTCACAGATTGAAACAATCAGACTGTTACCTTTTGTTCCAGGATACTTTGCAGCAAATTCATATGTTTCTTCGCCGTCGCTGAAACTATTCTCATAAACGGTTTCGTTTGGAATAAGAACTGCAGTTTGACCGCAACCAACAGCATTTCTTGCTGCCGAACCGACTGCGCGAACGAGTTTGAGGTTGTTGGTATATGCGAGGAAGTTTGCAGCAGAGTAGAAATCTACTGCGTTAGCTGCTGTTGGTCCACTGAACTTACTTACGAGTTCGTTCTCAGATCCAATAGTAACGATTTCTTGCGCTGGTCCCCAATTGAAGTTTCCAACAAATGCGCCAACAGAAGTCGAAACTGCTGGGACGACATTAGTAAGATCTTGTTCGGTAACTAGGACTCCAGGCGATAACTGAAAAGCCATTGTTTTCTCCTTGTGTTAAATGATCAGTTTCATTCTTGTCTTTTATTTATAACTTGTGCATTTTGTGTTTATCGGTATGAAGTATCAACTTTCCAATAATCACCCCCTGCAATAAACCCTTCTTCTTCCGTGCCACTGATAATAATACCAAAGGGAGTAAGTTCTTCTTCAATTTGTCTCATTTGCTTATCATATAATTTTTCACGAATATCTATATCTGTCAAGTCTTTAAAATATGTATTTGTGGTTAACCATCCGAACAGTACTAGGCACATTGCTAAGTCGTCATGATAACCTTCATCTGCTTGATACGATCCTGCCTTTTCAATAAACGTTGACAACTCGCTGATAGTATCAGCATCAAAAATTTGTAACTTCATTTCTTCCAATAACGACTTAAACGTAAAACATCCCTGCCGTTTAACCTGTTTTGACATTTTGACACCAAAGGTTGTCGTTCTACCAAAACCTGGAGACAAGTATTGTTTGTTCGCATCTCGAGCAGTTGTAAGAATATTATCATATTCTAAGTCACTGTGTAGAATATCAGCGACTTGCTGCCCAATATCATTAACTTCAATCAATACGTGTGCGGAATTATAATCTCTCGCTACTTTATTTATAATATTGGGAAACAGCAGTGGAGCAATCTTGTTGTCTCGATACTTCGCCACCATCTTATATGGTACCGTAGTAACGTCAATTACCACTGCAGTGGAGTAGTCTCCACCAATACCTCGAGCAGTATCAACAGTCATAGTGTATACTCGATCTGGCATAGGTTCCTCAAAGATATCCAAACCATCTTTTGTATAAACTGGATCGATAGAACTCATATTACCAAGAGTCTTTGAGTTGATAAGTGTATTGCTGGAACCGAGGAAATTACACATAACTTCCTGATTGAATTTCAATTCACCCAGAAGTCTTAGTTGCTCTTCCGCCCATGCATCATCACGACCTGGAATCTCAGTGTATGGAATGAACATTGGCACAAAACCATTTGCACCCTTTTCTGCTTCGTTCCAGAATTTCCAGAAGTGGTTATATCCCAGAGGTGTTGAAGTCAATAGAATCTTTGTAGTTTGACCAGCAGAAATTGTAGGATAAACTGAGGCAAAGAACTGTTCAGCAACAGTGTTTGGAATAATCGCTGCTTCGTCGATATACAACCAGTTAACAGACTTACCACGAATACCACTGGTAGTTGTTGCCGAGGTAAATACCTTTGATCCGTTTTCTAATTCAATATCACCCTTGTTCCAAGTCTTCACTCCTTGCTGCATCCATAGTGGCAAGTTCTCATACATGCCTTGGTAACGAGACATAACTTCTCGGGCAGCAGAGGTTTTGTTCGCCATAATAGCGACGGTCTTAGATTCTTGGAAAAGAGTATACCAAAGGATACAAGCAGCAGAAGTAATCGTCTTACCTTGCTGACGACCCTCCATAAGAATCGCTTTACGATTGTCCAGAATATGTTTTACTTTGCGCTTCTGACAATCATAGAGTTTGAATAACTGAAGACCGTGATCAAGAGTGACGATCTGACAATAGTTCTCAATAAAATAAATGGGATCTTCTTGGCACAACTCGAGTTCTGCCAATTGCTCCATCGTAAAACTATGCTTATGCCCGATCGGTTTTAAATTAATATTACCGTGATACGAGGATTCTTCTTCATTCATGATCAATTATTTTTGCCTTTTCCGCTTTCAATGCCTTCAAGAGATCCGCAGTAGACCCAGCAAAAACAATATTGTTCTGAGTCTCGATATTACCCTTTACTGGTTGCTCTTCACGAAGTTTCTTTTTCTTCGCCTGAAGATCCAGCAGATCCTTGGCAGTATCACCAGTAGTTTTAATCAACTGTCCTACGACTTCATATGCACGAGGACTGTCGCTGGCAAGTGCTACGTTGAGCATACCATCAAGTGCTTGTTCACTTTTATCGATAAGATCGTTAAGTTTCTGCCGAGCAATTTGATAGTCGTCTTCGATATCATCGCCTGATGATACACGAGCAACTGGAACTTGAATTGCGACAGTAGGTGGGATGACTACTGCAGTAGATATTTGCTCAGTCTGAGTCCCAAAAATCTCATCTAATTTTTCATAATTATTCGAAGAACTCATCAAATGTCTCCACATAGTTCCACGCACCAACTTCTGGTGTTGCGTCGGAAGGTGATGTTGTCACTGTATATTTTTGTCCATTATTAATATCTGCTGAATCATTTGCATATGTATTCGCAATAGCAGTTCTAATGATACCTTGTAGTTCGACTGGTCCATAGAAATTCAATCCAAGTTTGAAATTTAATGTCCAGATAACAGATTGTCTCTGTGTATAATCGCCTTCGTATTGATCTTCATAATCGATTCCCTCCAGAGTTATTTGCAAATCGCGTTTGATGCCCATCTCAGGAATATCATTAATCGTAACACAAAAGTCTGGATTGAAGAATGGTAGAATTTGTTCGATAATTTGCAATCCATCATCTTGATTCTTTGCAAAAATATACAGAGAAATGCTCATGTCGTATGGAGTACTAGTAAACTGCGATCGCAACTTGTTTGGATCGTCGCCTGAACCAACAGCAACATTCTTTGTAAGTATGTTGATCTTACGAGTTGGATTATAATTGAGTCCAGTAATTTCAAACCCAATTCTTGGTAGTGTGATTGCTGTGCTCGCAGGATCGGTTGTAGTAACCGAAGCAATACGAGCAAGGAATTTTTGTTTGGTTGAATATGCTAACGGAACACGAAGACTCTGCGCAAATTCTCCATCAGAGTTTTTGCGTTGCACAACTAGGTTGTTAAAGATAGTTCCAAAGGCAATAATCGCTTTACGAATATGCGAATGGTAGAAAAATTTACCTGCGAACATTATTTCCTCGCTAACACTTCACCGAATGGATTGATAGACGTAAAGTCTAGAATTCCATCATATGCAAGTTTATCATAGTCTTCATTATTTGCCAACGGATCTATCTCAGTTACTGAGTAACCACCCAAGATTAGAGAATCGCCAGAGTTTAATAATAGATTTCCGCCGCCCTCCAGCAAGAACTGGTATGCAAATTGGTCTTGTGATTTATCATCGATGACATCGATTTCTGGATTGCCAGTCATAAATCGCTCAGAACTATATTCGAAGACTTCGCATTTCAGTTTGAATACGTTAATCTTACCCAGTTGGTAGAATGGATTGAGGAAGTCAACATACTTGATTTCAAAGAACGTTTTGGTCTTTGGGAAATAAAGGATGTCACCTTCTGACGGTCTTGTTGTTAGTTGGAGATTTTCAGCGTTGTTTGCGACAGATTCTTCCCAACGTCTCTTGGAAACCACAAAACTTGCCGATGCTCTAAACTCGAATCCGAACTTGGTGAACAGATCGCCTTCGCCTTCGAATCCTTCTACGTTCTCTAGATACATTTCCAGAGGATAGTATTGACTGAAGTATGATAGCGGATCTTCACCGAAGATTGGATCTTTGTTGGCAATAGTTCTTGGGAGATAATAAACGTCGTGTCCGTAGATCTTCAGACTTTCAATGACAAGATCCTCCACCAAACGCTGTTCGTTTGTTGTTCCAGAAGTGTTGCCAGATTGAAAGTAGAAGTTCGTGGGCATATCTTATCCCACCATGAAATCGACAGGGAGTTCCGACTTGAGTTGCATTTCGGTTTCGATTTGTTTTATCTCTTCGACTGCTTCATCATAGACTTGCTGTCCGTTAAGAATAACTCCACCTGGAAGTTGGATCCCTCCGAACTTCTTCATGTTCTCACCCCATTGACGTTTAATCAATGCAGTGGTATACATTTTCAGGAACATGTCATTGTAGACTTTAGTATATTCTGCTGGGTCGAGAATACGATAACACTCAACAATAATATAGTCACCGATTTGGAACGTGTCGTCCCAATTTACGTCAATATAAAGTTTATCTGTTTTTCTGTTGAACCTAATCGAACGCTGTCCAGGAAATATCTGGTCATACATCTGCAAAGTTGTTTTGACTTGTGTATAGTAGATAAGGTCTGCTGCCAGAAGATTATACATGTCGTTAAGTCTAAACTGGTAGACTAGGTTGAACATGTTGTTTGGATTTTCCATTCCGTCACCTGGAGCATTGAAATTGAACATCTTGATGATGCCAATTACTGAATCTGGGACTGGAATATATTGATTATCTAAATCGCCTGGAATATAAAAATTGGTAGTAGCAAGTGCACGAGTGAACCCTGAATTAAGACCAGTTACATTCTCACCTGCTTGGAATACACCTTTTGTCATACCAACTGTAGCAGTTGTTCCATTTAGTGCAACCAAATAGCAAGATGCGCCTGATGTTTGACCTACGATTTTTTCTTTGAGGTCAAACGAAGGTGCACTTAGTCCGCTGAATTTAAGAGTGTTGCCTGTAATTTGATGCTTTAGATACGTTCTCTCGACACCATCGAAATGGTATTCTTGAAAATACTGCAAGGCATCATCGACACGATCAGTAACCTGATCTTCGTCGACATTGATTTCAATTACAGGGAATCCGAGTCTGCGAAGACAGTAATCAATTAGTCCTTGTCTGGATGAAATGGTCATTTAGTATCCTCTTTTCGGACTATTTATAATGCACCCATGTCATACACTGTAGGGTTTACCCCTGCGAGATCACCCAGATCGATTGTTTCTGGAATCGTGAAGAAGTCTGGATTATACCCACCAACTTCGATAATACTACCGTCAGTTTTCTTGGAATATAATGTTCCGTCTGCCAGATTGACCGCAAGTTCTCCAACTGCAATATCACCTATTGCGGGAATTGCTCCTGCGGTTTCACTTCTTTTGAGTTGAATGACTGTTGACATATTAATTCAATAGAGTCCCTGCTGCATCATAAATGTTAATACGGAAATATGCGCTTGAGTTGCCATCCAGTAGATCGGCATCTAGTCCAGA